TTTTTAAACTTAATCTTAAGACCTGGATTTTCAGAATAACGTTTATTATACTTACGTCTTAGCTTCTTAGTATATATAATACTAGAATTACCAACAAACCTTCTCAAATAACCTTTCCAATCAAACTTTGCAGGCTCAACATGCATAAGTTTTGCAATAAGCTCTGACAATTCTCCCGGTATAGATCCTTGTTTTTTTACTGTTTGTTCTACAGCTTCCTTTAACTGATGATCCACTTGTTTTTGAACCAATTTTTTATCAGCCTCTGATAAATCATCAAATTCATCCCATGTACCATGACAGTATTCTGATTCACCGTTCATCTTATCCATAAGACTATCTAATGAAGGAGAACTACCATCCTGTTGCGCCTGTTCCAAAAGATTATAATATACTTTTGTTCCTGCTTTATTAGGAAGATTTAATTCTGGAAAACTTGAAAGTAATAAGCCACCTTCAGGAAGCTTGTGTTCTGATATATATTGATTAATCTCTAAATCAGCTGCTATATTAAATAGCTTATGATCTGGATAAAGATCTCTCATTACTAAATGCCCAAACGCTATGTGCAAAAGTTCATGCTTAATCAAACCAAACCTATGATCTTCACTTAAGTCAGTGTAGAAATTAGGGTTAATTGTTAGCTGCATGCCAATACCGTGTTTACTAACACCTGCTGTAGGTATTCTATCACTGAATTGCTTATTTATACCAATCAAAAAGAGCCCATAAAAAGGCTCTTCAAATATTAAACTCTTAGTTGTTCTGGCAACTAAATCCTGTATATTTATCATATTTTAATTCTATTTAATATTTTTCTATAGGTTCTATCATTATTATAATGTTTTTTAATATAATAGTCTAAAAACTCAAAAGATAAAGTGTATCCTATATAATGCAACTCTTTCTTCATAAGAAACCTTTTTCTTTTTTCAAAATGTAATGCTTTAGCAAATAACATATCTGTTAAAGTATTATCTTTTAAATCAAGACCGTTATGACAATGTAATCCTAATTCAAAATCAACATCTAAACCATTTAATAACTTAAGAATACTAAAGAAATCACTTTCCTTCATCTTCTTCATTTTCTAATATTTCAATCCATACACCAGGATTCTGTTTATCATATGTATACTGAATGAAGACAGGCAAAATAAATTCTGCATTATCATCTTCTATCCATCCTGCTTTAACCATATCATCTTGTACAGTCTGTGCAGGGTTTATATAATCAAACTTATGCCGTGTACCTCTAACAAATGTAAAAGAAATTTTTGCAGGCATTTTATGTTTAGCTAATTCAGTTTTAAATTCCTTAGCATACTTTTCATAATACTCCTTAGTAAGTTTTCTATAGTTCACTACAGTCTTACTGGCTATAAAGTATTTACCTGTCCATCTTCTACCATTCTTACTTGAAGGTACAGATCCGGGTATCCACCATTTTCTATTTTCCATATTATTCATTTAATATTTTTTTTAATAATGGTTTCAGCATTGCATGAACTTTATCAAAACCATGTTCTTTCATAGCATCTGATATGTCTTTGCATATAGTTAAGGTAAAACCATCAATTTTATATGCATTTGCATATGCATCTATTGCCTTTTTACCTGCTTCATCATTATCAAATAATGTTATTACTTTTTTATATTTTTTCTTTAAGTGCTCTATCACATGAGGCTTTATCATTGTGTTCTCTGAATCTGGAGCTATAACTTCTAAATTATATCCCATACCTTTTAAACACATAGCATCTTTAAGTGATGAACATATTACCAAATAAGGCATGTCATACTTTAATTGATCTATGCCCTGGAGATAAGAACTTACTTTATGAAACTTGTGTTTACCTTTTGGTTGATATATCTTATATACATCACCGTGCTTATTGAAGTAGCCATACATATACAAAGACTCTATTTTCAATGTATTAATATCACCTGCCTCTTCTTTAATTAAATTGTAATATTCAATTGGTCTTACGTTATAGTTATCCAGTATAGACATTCCTATCCTAAAAGATAACCAGTAGTTTGCATCTAACTGATTCCATTGTCTTACTTTAATAAAGTCAACTTCCCATTTAGATACTGCTTTGAATTCTATTTTAATAGAACCATTTGTTTTAACATAAGCATTGTAATCTTTAACAATTCTTATAATTGCTGCAGAAAAACCTATTTGAAACATTAACTTAACTAAGTCAATCTTATTACCATTATTACCAGTAGAGAAATCTTTAAACTTGTATTGCTGTTGTCTAGGATCAACATAAACACAAAAGCTTGGAGTTTTTTCATTAGGATTAAATACTGAATGTATTTTAATATCCTGACCTGTTAAGGGTTCTGATAAATTTAAATAATATTGAAACACCCAATAGCTTGGTACATCATCTATTTCTAATACTAGATTTTTTGTGTTAAACATTCAGTGTATTGTTTTAAAATAAATCAAGGGGTGGTGCCGTGCCCATAATGTGCAACATTTAGATCTTCCTAAAGGACAAACATATGCAACCCACCCCTATCATTACTTAAATTAACTAATTATAAATCAAAATCACTCCCTGTTGATGTAGTTGGTTCAAACCCACTTGTTGGAGCAGCTACAGTTTTTACAACTTTTCTCAAATGATTTGTATCATTAGAATCAAAAGTTATAAGCTTGCTTGATTCAGAACCAATTGCTTCTACAGGTACATTACCTTTACTCATCTTAGGTAGATATAAATCATTATTTACATAGCCTTCTTTGTTTTCCCACTCACGTGAACCAAGACACATATTTACAAAACCAGTACCAGAGAATGTTGCATTACAAGCAGACATAAACTCTTCAATTGTATTTGCACTAATTTTATCTAACTCAGCTCTTTTATCTAAAGCTTCAGCTAAGAAAACCATAGCCTTCATAACTTCAGTATCACGGCTGATTTCATTACCATTAGGTAAAATAGTATCTTTAAATGGATACGGAGAAAATCTAACTCTACCTACCTGACCTTCATAACGTGGTCCATTAGGATTGTTTTGATCTTTTAAGAAACCTTGAAATTCACCGTCCATTGGCTCACCTTCTATATGTAGCATAATGTTAAATGCATTTGCATCATATGGTGTTTGATCAAAAGTAATAGAATTAATTCTTGCTACTTGATTACCTGGTCCAATTACCGGTTTTGCTTTGCCTGATCCGGCAGTCATTCCTTGTGTGTTAAACATAATTTTTGTTTTTTAATTATTAGTTTTAAATTTACTCTTCATATTTTTGAATACAGTCTTTTACATACTGTAGGTTGTTTGGGATGAAGAAGTCTTCAAACATACCTTGTGGTGATTTACATGTGTTCTCTCCTGAGTTCTGAGTTTCAAAACCATATTCAAGTACACCATCATCATTTTTATTTACTTTACCAAACAATACAATAGAAAACAAACCTTCCAAAGTTAATGTGTTATCTATCATTTTACCAATAGTCTTAGCTTTAATTTTTCTATTACCATTGATATCAGTTGAATCCTCTGAGTGAGTTAAAAAGAATACTGTTAAATCATCTCTTAGATCTTTAGGCATCTTAGCTACCTGAGCAAGATTTGCTGCAATCTGAGTAAATTTATCATAACCTTTTTCATTTGCTCTATCAAAATATTCAAAAGAACTCATATACTGCCAATCATCTACTACAAGAGTTTTAATGTGTGGCATTTTTTGATCTACATGACTAATAGCTTTCATTATGCCTTGAGCAGAAGAAGCTGTAGCAAGATTACCTTTGGAGTTTTCTTTGCTGATTTGTTTATACTGTGATTTCCAACCTTTAAACGGTAAAGGTTTATTTGCAATGTTAATTACAAATGTTTCATCAGGATTTAAATGCCTGACTGATGTGGACTTACCTGTCCCTGAGTCTGCTATGACTAATACACTGTTTGCCATTGATTTTATTTGTGTTTAATTGTATTGATTAATAAATTTATTGACTTATTAATTGCATCTAATTTAGACACAATATCTGAGTGATTGCTTTCTACTTTGTCATCAGGACTGGGAAGTTCAGCAAAGTCCAAATCTAATTTTCCTCTACTTGTTACATCATTGATAACTTTAAGCTCACCCGCAGGAACCATATGTCTTTTGAATCCTGAATTACTTGTAATTAACTCATACTCCTCTTTCCAATGAGGGTTATACTTTAGTAAATACAATGTTCTTTTTGGATCTTCTGAGTCATAGTTTATACTTACAAACTCTGTATATATATCCTCTTCTTTCTCCAATTCACTAGGGAAAAAACTAACATGTAGGTCATCTTTACCAGCAGGTCTATATGCCATTTTTGGTATGTACAGTGCATTAATTTTACCTTCTGTTTGAAAGTAATCTTCATGCTCTTCTTTTAATTTGTTTACTTTTTGCTTACGTTGTTCTGGTGTTATTGCCATTTTTAAATAATTTTAATTACTATCTTCTTTCTTGTTGACCTGGTGTTGCCATTTCTTCTATTTGCATTTGTTCAAATTTTGCTTTGAAAAAACTCATTCTAGCATCACCATTTCTTGCTTTCAAAAAATGTAAGACTAATGTCCTATCATTTTCTATTATGTATCTATCAGGTCCATAGAACCTAATCTTTTGTTTAGCTGGCCTGTTGATACCTATAAGCATATCTGCATGTTGTAACATTGCATCTGAACCAAATATATCTGATTCAAGTATATAGTTACCATACTTACCATCTATTGCTCTTTCAGGGTTATCAATATTTCTGTTAAGCTGTGATAAAGAAATAAACAAACAAGGATAATCTCTCTTACACTGTGTAAAGAATTCACCCAATTCAAATAACATATCTAATGTGTTATTCTGATAAGGAGCTCTTTTCACTAACATAGTATGATCTAAGGTTATTATAGTCTTTTTACCCTTATGTAAGTTCATATACATGTCAATTTGTTCACGCATTTGATTTACAGTCATAGGTGTTGAAACAATATCAACCGGGTGTTTTACTCTTTCCTTAGCATACTGATGGCAAGTGTTTAATGTATCAGAGGTTAATAAACTACCTGCACTACATAACTCTTTATATGTCTTACCAGTAATAGAACTAAATTCTCTAATAGCTGAGGTTCTACCAACCATCTCAAATTGAAATTCTAAAACTCTAAAATCATCATGAGGGTTAAGTGCAAATGACTCTCTAATTATTTGATCTTTAATTAATGTTTTACCTGAACCAGGTCTACCACCAATTACAGTTAATGTATTCCATTCTAGACCGTCAGTAGCAGCATCATTAAACTTAGGCCAAGGTGTATAAATAGACTTCTCAGTACCCTCTTGCCTGCCTTTCATATATTTCAATGCTTCATTGAATGCAGCATATTGCCCCACCCATTCTTCTGTTGGTCTACTCATTTTCTATTGTGTATATAATACTTTCTATATTATCAATGCTAGCATCACATGACTTCTTATCTGGAACCCATGTACCATCTCTCAACATTTGAAAATCTTCAAGTATAAGATTTAACTTATTTAATACTTCTGTTATTCTTTCTGGTGTCATACTACTTTTTCTTTAAAGGTTTTCAATTCTGTGTCAATACCATCTCTAATCATATCACAGTAGTCTGCTAATGTAGAAGACTTAACCTTATGTTTATCTTGTTTGCAAATAAAGTACTGGCTAGTTTGCATGTACATGTACTCAGCATCTCTGAATTCATTTACATACATTCTAGTAGCTTCTATTACTTGTTCCCATTCATAATCATAAGTTTCAAAAAACCATCTAAAAGATTCTGATAGCATTTTTACATTTACCCTAGCAGGTTTACCACTTGGCAACTTTTGATTGGGAAATGTTTCTCTATAGGTATTTATTCTATCTACAAAGTCTTTACCCATCAATTGATTGTTGGTTTTCTTCTTTGCTTTAATAAAGTAATTATCTAAGTGGGCTATAAAAGTTTTTGCTTTTGGTGTAAGTTTGTATGTATCACTTTCAATTGTGACATACCCTTCTTTAACTAAAGCATCTTTATCTCCCTTAAGTATATTAGGCATTCCTATTTTTAGTTTCATACCAAATAATATTACTGCCTGATTTGGTGTTAAATTGTTTTTAAATATTGTCTGAAATAATTCCCACATTTATTATTTAGTGTTTTAATTGTTAAGTCATGTGCAGTTGTATACATAATATCTCCTATATAAAGCATATCCTTTAAACTTTTAAGTGAGTATGAAACACTAGAGTGATCTCTATTAACTGAAGCACCTACCATTACACGGGTATAATGTGCTTCAGAAGCAATACTCATATAAATTTTTCTAAACATTACATAATGCTTTTCACGGTTTGCTACACCTAAAGTTTTATATCCCCTTAAATGAGGATAAACATCATGCATTACACTTATACATGCTTCATGTATTATTCCTAATGTAGGTCTACTGTTCCATCCATTTCCTTCTTTATGAAAAATAGTCAGTTCTTTACCATACTTTGTTAGAATTTCAGCTCTGAATTTAATTACATCTAAATCCAGTGTACTATTTTGATTATCAACCATTTGTGTTAATTACTATGTTTACAAATTTAAGAAATATTACCAACTTATCAAAGTCTTACCCTGCTTTTTTAATTCATTATTAGCTTTGCTGAAGACATCATTTGAGTCCCAAACACCACCTCTATATGCTGCTGATGCAGGATGAGAGCATTTTAAAATTATTTGATTTGGTAATAATAATTGCCATGATTCTGCCTTTTTACCCATTAGTATAAAGACAATATCTTTATTGTTTTTATTAATTTCTGTGAATAGGTATTCTGTAAAAGGTTTCCAATTCCAATAATGAGATCCTATTTTATTAACTTCAACTGTTAAAGCTGTATTAATAAGTAAGACACCTTGATTAGCCCAACGTCTTAAATCATTATTATAACCTTCATACTCTCCGTAAAGTGCTTTGAATATATATTGTAATGACTTTTCTGTTTTACCTTTTTTACTACAGCTAAAAGCTATTCCGTCAGCTACATCTAATTGAGGATATGGATCTTGACCTACTATAACAACTTTTAAATTATTATAATCACACTCCTTAAAGGCATTAAATATGTCTTTAAATTGTGGTGTAAACCTTTGACCACCTTCAACTAAACTAACTAATGATGTTACAACATCATCATATGCTTTACTATTTATAAAGGGAAGAAGTATATCATCCCAATTACCCTTTTTAATATCTAATTTCAATTTATCTTTTAAAATATTTAAGCTTTCCATTATTTAATTTTATTATTTATGTATATTTGCTAACAAATAACATCTATTATGAGTGAAGAGAACAGATTACAGACCGTTGTAACATATGATCACAGCAAAGTTATAACTGGAATTACCATTTCATCAGCATACATTGCAGGAATTCAAAGAATTCTAACAGGAATGATGCTTGAAAATGAAAATCCAGAAAAACTCCCTGATATGTTTAAAAAGTTTGGTATAGTCATGAACCTTAAGGAAAATGAAGAACCAACAGAAAAAATAAACTTTAGTATAGAAGAATCAAATATCTATACACTATTTTCATTACTTCAACTTCTTAGATATTTAGCCAAAGAGCAAGGATTAGAAATTCATACTGAGACAGAAGCAACTACCGAAGATCTTAGTGAACTAGCAGATTTAGTTACAAAAGGTGCTGATGTATCAGAAAAAATAAAAGACATGAATAGTAAAATGAAGGTAGTAAAATAACTACCTTAAATTCATTCCACTAAAGTCTCCTATTTCTATACAAGATTGTATTGCAAGATTTAACTCATCTTTATCACAATCTCCAAAAGATTTACAGTACTCCTGTTTATCTCTAACAAAGCATAATCCAGAAGCTCTTTTAACCTCCATTTTAGCTTCCATAAAGGTGTAGCCTATTTCTTGTGCTATTTCTCTAATCATTGCATGTAAACGGGCTAACTGTGGGTTACTACCTTTAGCACCGCCTACACCTACAAATATTTCTAAATTAGAATCATCAGGTAATTGACTTAACCATTTTTTAAATCTTGTACCTGTAGCTTTTATAGGAAAGTGTAATTCTCCATTTTTAATTGACGCTTTTATATATATATTATCTTTCATATAAACATGTGTTCATCTGAATCTTCATCATTAATGTTTACTATTTCTTCAAATTCTTCTTCATCCATTTTATAACTTTTTATTTAAGTCATAAAAAGATGAGCTATCAATAATAGTAACTACTAAAGGTTGACCATAAATACCTGACTTCCAGAATCTATATACCATTTTTCCATGATCACTATCCTTTATTATAATAATAGATTGATCTTTATTGGCAATAACATGATCTGATTTCATTACAAGTTTCCTTGTACTGCAACTACTGGTAAATATAACCAAGATAGCTGCTAAAGTTAACTTTAAGTGTTTCATTGTTTTTAGTTTTTATTGATTTTCATGACTTTCTAATATTTCATCTTCAAGATTACATATATCATCCTCCACTATCATATCAAATACAGGAAGTATATCTACTACTACATAAATACCTTTGGCATTTTTTAAACTGCAAAAAGCATGTGTTATAACTACAGTAGAAGGATAACCTGGAGTTCCCGGATCACCGTTTGGTTCTGTCCAAACCATTGGTTCTCCTTCATCATACTCATATTCAATATCTAGCTCTTGATTATCATGTGTAAAGTGCGTATATGTTCCCATTATTTAAATCTTAATGCATTATCTATTTGTACAAAATGCTGAGCACATACATCACATGTAATATCTGACTCATTCTGATGCAATGATGCATTAAGACAATTTGGACAAGGTGTTTCTCCCATATGAACATATTCTTCACATGTTTGTCTAGCCAAGTCCTGTATGTATGCATCATAATCACCTCTGTATTCATTTTGTAACATTTCTGCCCATATTTCTTTCATTTTTCCCATAATTCTAATTTTTTAAAGGGTTGTAATATTGAACCTTTTTTGGATCAAAATCTTTCAAAGCATTTTTTACCCAAAGCTCATCTTGAGTTCCATTATAACATAGTATGTGACAAATTGCTGTATCAGATGGGTTTAATCTAAGTAATCTTCCAATTCTTTGGGAAGACTTCCTTTCATTACCATATGAATGCATAATAATACCCTGCTTTAAATCTGGTATAGTTACACCTTCACTCAACTGTAACACACAAGAAAGTCTGTCTATCCTACCATCAGAAAACAATTCTAAATTATCCTCTGATTTTTTATTACCAGAATGATAGCTATGCTTGCACAGTTTATCTGCTTGTTTCTGAGTATTTGCAAAAATCAAACACTTTGTATTCAAAGCATTAGATAATGATTTAACATATTCCTCTTTAGTATTATAATCCATCAATGCTTTCATTCTCATGATAGAAGCAAACTGTCTTTGCTTTGGTGTATTAGCTTCACCACAACGTTTTGTTGTATATGAATAGTCCAAAGCTTCTGAAGTCCACCAAAAACCACCATTCTTATTCTTTTTCTTTAAAGTCTTAAGTTTTGATAGTTCTAATTGATGAACTACAATCTTATAACTGTTAAGTATTCTAGAATCAGTGGCCTCATCTACTGTAAATGTGTACTTTATAGGACAAAATCTACTAACTAATTTACCTTTTTCAGAATCAGCATACTTAGGTGGTGTACCAGTAAGTCCCAGTATCTTACCCTTAAATTCAGATAAGAATGGCCTATGTGTATCTAACAAACTGTGACATTCATCTAAGTATAACAAATCATAATCATTTGGATTTTGTTTGTTTATAGATAAGTAAGTTGTAAACGTTATATGTGTAAGTAAACTTTCTAAGTTCATTTTACCTAATTCATCAATCCAAGATTGAGCTACTGAGTGCTTTGGTATAACAACTAATGCTTTTATAAAAGGATTGTAACACATTTGTAAATGCTGTATAGCTATTCTAGTCTTACCCACTCCCATTGATATGGCTAAACCTGACTTCTTAAAAGACAAAGCTGTGTCCAATGCAATTTTTTGTATTTCTTCTCTTTTCATAATCAATTATATAAGCTTCATATTATATTTAATTACAAGCTTAGCTTTAACACGCAAGCTGTCTTTTATTTTTTTTGTAAAGTAACCAGTAGCAGAATCTAATACAGTGTTTAATATTTCACACTCTAGTTCAGCTATACGTAATTTTATGTAGTGTACGTGTTTTATTTTCTTTATTAATTTCATGATTTTAATTTTAAATCTTATAGTTAATGTCTTGTTTGTGAATAACCTAATTCAATGGCTTTCTTTGGGTTTTCTTCTATCCAAGCGTGGCATTGTCTACATACAGATAACCAAGTAGATACTTCCAAATGATGAAGGCCTCTACCTTTCATGTGATGAACATCAGTTGATGATTTATTACAATTAGGTAAAGAAGCTTCACACATTGGTTTTTTTTCCATAAACTTTCTTCTAAGAATAGTATAAGCGGCATCAGCTACTTGCATTTTCTTAGATTTTTTGTTAATTGGTTTTCTCTGTAAAGGTTTTTTATTATCCTTTGATCTGTACCAGCAACTTTTGCAATACCGGCTGCCTTTATCATTTTTCCAAATGAACTGCTCAGTATTGCAATTGTTACATAG